GATTGGACGAAGCATGGCATTACCTGTAGTACGAGTACTAGCATTAATACCAAAGCCTGACTTACCTGTGTAGGTTGAACCAGCACCTAGAGTAACATTAAAGTTCTGTGAGTTAATGTCACCAATAGAGACTGAAGCATCAGCCTGAACAACAAAGGTTGCTTCTGGATTATCAACAACCATTGCCCAAGCTTCTGTAACAGAGGTTCCTGAAGGCCAGTAAGCTGACCATTCTGGTTTACCATTGGCAACATAACGGCAACCCATAAATACACCTAGTGCTTTATCGGTTGTAGTTGCGAGGACGTTTACGTATCCTGCAGCATTCGTTACAATATCTCCAGTGAAGATATTTGAATTATAAGCACTGGCAATACGGTATTCATTCATACCACTGCTGTTTGGTGCACCACCACGAATGCGAGAAGGACGTAGACCGTCAAGTGCTTTTGTAGTAGACATATTACACTTTCCTTTCTATGTTCTATACATTGACATGTACACTCATCGGTCTATAGTATTCAAGCTTAGTCTTGAAACTTAGCTTGTTTACCGCGACTAACTTGTGTACGGCTTTGATTAGAGATAGGCATACGAGAATCTGAACTATTCATTAGCTGTGCATTAACTGCATCAACCATTTCTCTACTCCTATTCTCATAAAATTCTTGACGAGATTCGGCAAGCTCTGTTGGCATCTTTGCCAGAGCCAAGTCTCCACGACAGACTGCACCTGTATATCGTCCGCCCTCTCTCACGTCAGAGGAATGTAGCATTTCAGGAACTTCTTCTGCTTGTACAAATTCCCAACCTTCGGCTGTTCGTTTACCGACGTTCTGATAGTCTTCCTGATTACGAAGACTAATTCTGATCCATCGTAGTGCCATACCTTCGTTATCAAAACGAATACGGACTGATGGAGGAATATCTAGCCAATTAGGTTCTTCAAATGTTGTACGGCGTTGTTCTGTTTCTCTAGTAGTGCTACTACGTGATTCTTCTCGTGTTGTCATTGTAATATCCTTCCCACGCTATTAAGAAATTTCTGTGTACTCGCCATCAGCCTGATCGGCTTTTAGCTTTTCCGCAGCATATTGTTCAAGTGGAATACCCCACTTATTAGCTCGTCTTACATCTTCTTGAGATAGTTTAACTTTATTGCTTCGTGAGGTTTGCGGTGTGCGTGACGCACCTGCAACTACTTGAGCAGAATTTGACGGAGTATCCTGCAACCGTGGTGTTGCCTCTTGCTGCTTTGTAGCAGTTACTGGCTCTTCATACATGTGAGGAAACTGGCTACGTAGTCTATTGTCAATCTCCTCATAAAAATCGTCATCGGCTGGATCATAGCCTTCACTCTTTAGTTCTGCATCTGCAGCTAATGCTGCTGCAGTTCTAATCTGATCCTGTCCAAACCAAGAATTTTTACTTGCCCAAGCTACAGCCTTTGGATCGTACTGCTGTGGCTGCTGCTGTGGCACATGCTGTTCGGCTGTTTGACCTGCAGCTTCAAGACGTGCATTATATTCTTCCCACGCCTGTTGCTGCTGCTGAACAACCATTGATTCAGCATAAGCTTTGGACATTTCTTCTTGTGCAGCAAGCATTCGATCTGTATCACCAGAATCTGCAGCTTGCTTAAAAATTTCTCTAGCCTGTTCAATACGACTAGTAATCTGTCCTTGGCTACTATCAATATTAGTCTTTAAACTAGTTGATAGCTCTTGCTCTTTAGTTTTTACAGAACTGCGAAGATTTTCTACTTCAGTCCGAAGTTTTTCAATTTCTTCTTCGCGTTCCTTACGCTGACGAATTAATTGTTTAATTCGTTTCTCAGCGCCTTTTGTTTTAATTCCATCAAGCTCTTTAGGTTTATCTTCTTCCTGTATCCCTGCTGCAACATCTTCGACTTTATCTTTGTCAATAGCACGGGCTGCTTGTTTTGGTTCCTCCACTTGCTCTGGTTCATTGTCTTCAATCTCGTATTCTACTGTTGAAGTTTCTTTGTTAGAACCAGAAACATCAATCTCAGACCATTCTTCTAGGCCTACTTCTGTTTCGTTATCACTCATTACTTTTCCTTTCTCGTCGCTAGGTGCGAAACTAACGGTTACGGCTTATAATTAGTTATTATAAACTAATTAATTTAGTTAGACAAATTAAATGTTGGGTCTAGATCACTAGGCTTGTCTACACGCATAATAATCTGATCGTCAAAGAGTAGTAAAAGTTTTACACCTTTATAAACAAACTTCTGACCAATAAGTTTACCATAAGCTACATAGTCACCTTTTTGACACCAAGCACCATGTGGAAACTTTACTTTGTCGTCATAAGCCAGATCACCAAGTGCTAAAACTTTACCTACTGTAGTTAGATATGCAATATCGTCTTTTGTTGAATCAGGTAGAATAATTCCACCTTTTGTCTGCTTCTTAATTGAAACAGGGCGAATTAACACATGATAACCCGGTAGTTCTGGTAAATCTGCATCTTTAATATCTACGTCTTCGTCAGTAATCCAATCTGAATTAGATACTGCTTTGCCCATAGAATGTACTTGCATTATTGTTCCTCCTCGTATATACGAATCTTAACGATGTTTTGTATGTTTTCTTTCGCCAGTTCTAGCCCTTCTATTCTTCCGACTATCTGACGATATTCATCGTAACTTGAACTTCCACCATATGCAAGTAAATTTTTTAAGTCTTCGACTTGTTTATCAAGTTCTTTTGTTATTTCTTCCCATAATGTCATTACTTAGGCTTATTTGCCTCCTTTACAAAAGAAGATACCATATCTGCAGCTTTTAACATTTTAGCTGTATCTGAAGATTCCTGAGACTTAGCAAGGTCCATAATAGCATCAAGTGCTGCAATAGCCTTCTTAGCATTACGATCTTTTTCTTTCTCTTCAACATTAACAGAAGTACGAATACCTTCTTTCATCATGTCAATCTGAAGCTGTGCTTCTTTAATATCTAGCTCACGGTTCTTCATTGCAGCTTCAACGCTTTCCTTAGCTGTCTGAGCTTGTACCTTGGCTTGCTCAACCTGTAGACGTTGCTGTTCAATTTGTACCATTTGAGCTTCAGGTGTACCCATCTGTTGCATTTGTGCCGCTGCCTGATTAGCCTGAGCAACCTGTTTAGCTGCTTCAGCCATAACCATTTCCATAACGCGAGGATCGTTAGGATCAACCTGACCAGACGCAATAGCTTCTGGACCATACTGTTCAATAAGCTGTGCTGAAGTTCCTTCAACCTGTTCCTGATACTTCATGATCATATGTTCTTGCATATTAGCTTCTAGTACAGGAGCAATACGTTTCATTAGAGGATTAGCACCATTCTGTGGGTCTTGCATGTAAGCCATCTTAGCTTGAATATGTGCATCGTGGTTCTGACCCATAAATGCTTTGATAGGTAGACCTTTAACTGCAGCCATAATATCCGAGATTGGATCAAGAGGCACAGGCTGTGGCTTACGTGGCATAATCTTATCTAGGTCTGGAACATTAGCAGACTGAAGAATAGAACGATTAAGTTCTTCCATATCAAACATACCGGGAGGTGATTGCTGTGCAAGCTGCAGAGCCATCTGAGCCATCATCATACGGTGGGCATTAGACGGAATGTTAGGATCAGATACTGGAATAATATCAATCCGTCCATCAAAGTCTGACTTGTAAATTGTTAGTGTATTCTCTGGAATATCTACAAGTGCTTCGTCTGGTAGATACTCGTAGTTAATACGACCAAGAATTTTAAATTCGTCTTTTTGTGATTTGTGTAGGCGCTTGTGAATAGCAGAAAAGAATTTACTGCTTGCCTCAAGTAGTGCCATTGTTGTACCAACTGGTCCATAGCTTGCTGCGTCAGATACAATCTGCTCTGTGCTATCAGCAAACTTTTGTGCGGCGTTAGAGACAAATCCTAACATTTGGAATAGAGTCTGCGAAGGTTCTTTGTATGGTAGAGGAATGATCATTTTAGAAAGATCATTACCAACAGCCTCAACCTCTTTCCATTCACCGGGGGCAATAGGATCATTGTCTCCAACCATCCGCAACCCTTTAGCCTTAAAGCCGCCGGGTAGATTAGCAAACTGTCCAGCATCAACCAAGCCACGCATAGCGGCAGTAGCTGTCATCGTAAGATTGCCAAGAAAATGAATTAGACCCAAGCCATAGAAACCAAAGCCGGGTACAAAACGATAATGCGTAAAGAAGATTTTCTTTTCTCTACGCTTATCTTTAATATCATAATTGCGGCGAATAGATAGAACCTGCCGCGACTTCTGTTCGATAGTTACAATGTAGGGGAGAGACAGACCGTCATTCTCACCGTGAAACTGCTTTGGTAAATCTAGATAGCAGTGCTGTTCAAGGAGAACATACTGTGGGTCATTTTGTGAAGAAGGGGAAAGACCCAAGATCGTATCCATCTTCTGAGCCATTGGAGTTTGCTCTGGCATAGATGCTTCAGGAAGATCAATATCAGCGTACATTCCTGCGGCAATGTCACGCTGCATTTCTACAGGACTACGATAAATCACATGAGTATAACGATCTGCTCGTCGCAGGTCAGTAGCATAATAACTAATATAAAATTGGTCGATTGGTACAAATTCAGATACAGGGCGATTTAGTCCCTGATCAAAGTATGTCTTTTTGAATGCTGATCCAATAAGTGGTAGATGGAAAAGCATACGTTCAAATTCGTCAAAGTATTCTGTGATCTGATCAGTAACCTGATAGTTCATAAATTCTTTGACACGATTAGCCTGTTCCTGCTTTTCTTCAGTAACTTCACCAACAATTTGTGACTTTACAGGACCGGCTGGAGGAAATAACTCTTGTGTAGCTTTTGATTGAAATTTAACGGCTGATTCAATTAGAATAGGATGCACAGCAGTACAAGCACCCTCAAATGGTTCTGATGCTTCTTCAAGCTTTAGACCTAAAAGATCAAAGCCACGTTCAAACATGCTCTCCCATTCTGAACGTGAATCTTTATCTGCCTCAAAGTTATCAATTACCTTAGCAGAAATTTTGTCTAGCTCGTCTTCATCCATATCTTCTGCTAGATTACGATAGAACTCTTCTGGTTCTTCTTTCTGCTGTACTCTTGATCGTTCATCTGGTGGAGGACGAAACTCAACTACAATACCACCGTCTTCTGGATCAAGCTCCATGACAGCTTCATTGCCATTTTCGTCTACTTCACCACTAGCCTCAATCTCAATGGATAGCTCACCCATCGGCATTGGATCAAAAGGATTACGTTCAGTTGCCATAATTACCCCTAATTAAATCTTCACAAATTAAATTAATTTATAATATAACATTAAAAATTTAAATACACAAATTTATACGTACTTAAAAATGTAATCCTGTACTGTCTTACCTACACAAGTCATGCCTAGATCGTTGCAGATATAATCAGC